ACGTGGCACAATGTCACCACCTTTCTAAATATAACTATACCTTAAAAGCATTTCTAGTTTATCAACTTCTGGTTGATAAATATTATCTTCGTAATTTTTAATGTACCATAAAACATATGCCAAAGCAGAAAAACGGTCTTTATTATATTTTTTAATCAATTTTTCAACAGTTACTTTTCCGCTTGGTAAGTGTTTTAATTGAAGATTAGCTATTTCTTCAATTAAAAAATCAGTATGTATAAACGGCAATATGTTTGTTACATAATTTTCTTTATCATTAATGTCATAATCTGTATCTTGTTTTTTCTCTAATAATCTTAGTTTTCCACTTTCAACCATATCCATAAAAGCAACTATTATTTCGCTGTTTGCTGATTGAGGTTTTAAATCAAACAAACATTTTTCTGCTCCAGAAACTTCTGGTTGTGCATCTGTATTAATTGTATCCCAACATCCTAAACTTTCTCCTGTTTGTGGGTCAAAAGATTCTCTCATTAATTCATCAACAAGACCTGCACCTAATCCATTACTATCAACAATTACAACCTTAGCATTAAAAATATTTTTTATTTTTTTAACTTCAATAGCTTGTGCATTAAAACTTAATGCATTTGAAATAGTAAATATATTAGGTATCATTATATTTGTAATTTTTCCGTTCTTGTTTCTTTTTACTTTAGCAACAACAACGGAACTTTGATTATTGCTACTGTCTATTGACCTTGCTACGTCTACACCTAAATAATATTCGCTACTTCCATCATATTTATTTTCTGGTTTTGTTAATGTACGCAAACTCAATAATTTATTAATATCAACTAATTGATTTTCGCTTGCACCAACCCATCTACTACCATAGTTTAATGCAAATGCAATAGGACTCATTGTAGCTTTTTTACTTAAAATTTGCGAACGTGTTTCTCCACGTCCATAATGACACGCTAATTGCCAATCTGCACCTAAAACAATAACTCCTTCTAAATTAGCCATAGCATCTATCATTTTTATATTACGTTCAAATTCAGATGAACCTCTATACCATGATGTAGTATAAAAACAAATCTGTCCATTCATTTCTTCTGGGTTAACCAATCCTTCTTTACCTATAGTTCTTCTCGGTACAGTTACGATTGGTTGTAATGCATCTTGAAATAATTCATCATTTATTTGTGCGGCTTCTTCAACTGACATCCTATGCCTTCTCGCACCTTTTGAACTATGTGAATTAGCCATTATATCTATACGACCACCAGAAGTAAACAAGACTTCTGCTGAATCTTTAGAAAAACTAGCCTTTGTTATTTCATTAGCAAGTAACGGATAATATTTTATTATTTCAGTATGTTTTTCTTTTAATAGTTTAGCTGCATTTTCACGTGTTTGAGCAGTCATTGTTAGAAAAACATCAGGAAAGAATATAGCTGTATGATACATTGCTAAAACCTCAAGGAACGTTTTTCCGTAACCCCTCGGAAACACGCCATAAGCACTAACAAACCTTGCAACAGCACGTAAAAATACACGCTGGTCTAAATCTAATCTTATACCGCCTGTTTCTGGTGTAATTAAATCGAAATACAAATCAGGGTAGAATCTTGCCCATGAAATAAAATCTACCCATTTAGGTAGATTTTTCATAAAGTTATCTTCTTCCATTTTCCCTTTGGCAGACACAGTTGGATTAAATTCTGGATTAAAAATATTAGTACGTGTTTCTTTGTAATCATATTTCATATTATCAGATTGAAAATGTTTATAACTCGCCATTTTCATCTTCCTCTTCTTTTTCAAATATGTCTGCCGATTCCTGTTCTATATATTCTCTTTTTCTTTTTTCATAAAAAGCATAAATTTCTTCATATGATACTAAAGGTAACCCCTTTAAATCTCGAATATAATTTATATAGCACCACAAATTAAAATCTACGCTATCTTTCGGTTTTTTTTTAAAACGTGGTAATATTGGTATTATATCAACAGCTTGTTCTACTGCCCTAACTAATTGACCAAAAGTAGAAAGTCCGTTTTGTAAATCAGCAGCAGATAATTGTGAAGGATTTATTTTTGCATTAGTAGCAGCTTTAGTAGCCAATTCCGCCCATTTTGCTGCTTCTCCTATGTCGCCTCGTGCTGTGGCAAATTCTTCTTTTACTTTAAACCTTACATAAGTTTTAAGTGCTTCTATGTGCATATTGGTTTTTTCAGGGTAATTGTTCTTTAGAAAATTATATTTTCTATACATAGCACGATATTCTTCGTCTGAATACCCTTCACCAAAAAACTCAACAATATCGTCTGTTATATTTATATTATTATTTTTTAAATTAGAAATATTATTATCATTTTGTTCTGGATTGCTTGGTTCAAAAATTGAATCTTTCCATCCTAAATATCTATATTGTTGCATTGCTATGTTCTTCATGTACATACCAATAGGGTCTTTACCGCTTTCCATTGATGTTTTAAACAATTCATAGATAAATGGTCTGTCAATTAATTTAAGCATTTTCTTTACATTCTCTATATCAATATTGCCATTACTATCTAAACACATTTTTCTTAAACATTCTTTACAATATGGCAATCTACCGACTTGATGTATTGGGTTAAAACTTTGATAAAATTCTCCTACTTTTTTTGTTTTGCCACACATTATACAAGTTAATTTTTGTACATCAACCTTTTTGTGTGGTATACTTGGCTTTTTGCGTGGCACTTTCTACACCTTCTTTCAACTATCTTCGTTATATTCGTCCAAACTGCCATTTTCGTACAAATTATCAAGTTCATCTTCTAATTTAACTGCATGTTTTAATAAGGAATTACCTAATTCATTAGCCAACACATGTTGCCCTTCTATATATGCTTCCTGTACTCTAAACTCAATTTCATCTTTCAATATCGCTAACGCTTCACTGTCAGAAGATTGTCTTATTTCATTGATTAATTCAAGAAGATACTGGCATTCTTCGCAGTTACATATTTCTTCGTTATGGTCATCTTGTTTAAGTTTTGTGTTCTCGTATAATTCATCTGTTAGATTAAAATATACATCTTGTGTAACTTCTTTATCATCTATATAAAATTTTTTAATAATTTCTCCATTTTCTTTATAAATTTCTTCCCTAAATCTCATAATAACCACACTGTTAGCCTTTCTACAAACAAATTAATTTTGATTCATCATATATAAGATTACCTTGTTCATCCTGCACTAAATAGACAAAACCTTTATCTTGAGGTCTTATCATAGTACCTTCAGAAGCATAAGATGGCTCTTCACACAAACAACCGCTTTCATACATATATACTTTTCCATATCTACTAAACCCTTGATGATGAGTATGACTTAAACAAAGTGTATCAAATTTTTCTCCTAATTGAAGGAAATATGTATATGCTTTTTCTGTAGTCGCAAGTATACCACTTTTGAACGCCTTGGGGTGTGCAAAAATAGTATTGCCTATTTTACACCACCAATTTTTCATATATTCTATATCAATCTTACCATCAAATACTTTAGTTAATGGTTCATAAAAAGTTTTACTTTTTGATTGATGGTCATGTTTCCAAAAACCTAAATCTATTATAAAATCAAGATTTGTTTCCGGCATAAGATTAAGTAAATCTTCATGTACTTTTTCGCTAAAATAGTTAATTAATCTATAATTATGGTTACCTGCTATTAACTTAACTTGTTTTGGTTTTATATACTCAATAATATCAATAATCATTTGTCTAGTACCTATCATTTCATCAACGAAAGGCACTCTATATTTTTTCTTAAATCTACTTACAGATTGACAATCTTGTTCATCTCCACCAAACACAAGTACATCAACCTTACCAACATAATTTTTAAAAACTTCTTTTGGTAAATTAAATGGGTAATGATTATCTGAAATATGTAATATTCTTGTTTTATTTTTATATCCTATTTCTCCATTTTCTCTACGTATTCTTTTAAACCAACTGCGTAAACATTCACCTGAAGAAAATCCATATTGTTGTGCAAGTTGTTCCCAAGTTAAATCAATTTCTTTATTATGCTTCTTATAGCAAATGTCCAATAATTCTTTGTTCAAATATTCAACCTCCCCTAACTCTTTTTATACAAAACAAAAGAGTAGGGGAGAGAAATACCCCTACTCATATAATCTATACTAAATAATTTCTTCATCTTCGTTACTTTTATCTTTTTCTATATAAACATACAATAAACCATTTTCAATTTTTTTAGTAGGCTTCTTAAACTGCTTATATGGAATAGCCCATCTAGCACGAACTTCCATCTCACAATTTAATTCTTCATTGTTAGTTTTTCCTTCAATTGTGATATATGCAATACCATCTTCCACAATCTTTTTTACAGTCAAATCATCTGGATTAATACCATGCACATCATACACTAGAATTGCTTTATCATCTTTTACAATTTCCTGCCAATGTCGTGTGCTGAAATTATGCTTTTCTTTTTCCTGTTTAATTGAAACTACTGAATATGGCTTATCAAAGAAAAATGTACGCATAATATTATTTGTTAGTCTGTCCAATTCATCAAATGCTCTAAATGAGTAAAAACCTTTCTCTAACATATAAAATATACCTCCTAATACAATAATATAATAATATATTTTTATATTAATAATTTACAATCCGCAAACCTCATAAATTCTTACGACAGGGAATCCATGGTTTTTAACCATGTGAAGGAATGTTGCTTCTCCTTTCTACTAAATAACTTTTTGCTTTTTCTATTAATTTTAATTTTTTATAATTTATCCATGCACTTAGTTTTCTACCATCCAGTTTTCTTACATCAAAACCTCCATCTGTACGTCTTCCAAATATAAAACATTCTTGTTTTTTATATTTAACCTTGTCAAATAACTGATATCCAAATACATATTTTTCTGCTTTGTTTGCTTTTCTATATCCATCTTTTAATATTGTACGTTTATGAAGCTGTCTGTTTTGATTGCGGACTTTTTTAATATAATACCAATAATCCAACCTTTTAACTTGTGGATTGCCAGTAATACATAAAGCATCTATTCTATGTTCTTTAGGTAAATTATTTTGTATTCTTGTATTTTTAGTTATATATCCATATGTCATTTTCACATTAGGATATAATTCTTTTAATCTATTATAAAATGTCCACCTCATAATACCCATAAAAGCTGCATCTCTAAACGATTGACCACGTTTTATGTTTAATTTTAATTTACCAGCATGATATTCTTTATGACAATCCTCACATAAAGTAATCAAATTATTTGGAGTATTTCCACCTGTTTTTCTACTTTCTATGTGATGCACATTTAATATTTTGTTTTTACAACCTTTTTTACCTTGACATTTATATCCATCTCTAAATAACACATACTCTCTTACATTCCAAAATCCTAATTGTTCTCCTTGTTGATATTGCTCACCTTGTATATCTGGATTTTTAATTTTCTGTATATCGAAGGAAGCAACTTCTACTATTATTTTTGATATAGGTAAAATTCTGTGTATTTTACTTATAACATTTAAATGTGTTTGTATTTTATGTTCAATAGAAGGTGCTAACCAACCTTCTTCCTTTTTACGATTATTGAATCTAGGCTTTCTATATCTTGTTTTTCTATTACGTCTACTACGTCTTAATTCTCTGCGTGTTGCTAATAATTTTACTATGTCATTCCTTAATTCTACTTCTGCTGAAAACAATTCTTTTTTATTAGTAGTTGCAGACAATCCTATTATTTTACTTCCTGCATCTACACCTAATGTTATATCCTGCTTGGTTTCACCAGTTGCGTATAATAATTGAATTGTAAATGGTTCTCTTTTTACTACTTTTGCCTTACCTTGTTTTAATAATTTTCTCGCCTTACTTGGTGTTGTAGGCATTAATGGTTCTTTTCTTTGATTAATAACGTATACTCTCAAGTTACGTTCTCCTTTCAGAGTTAGTTGTTCTTCGCCAATGTTATTGTGTGGTTTTATGATAGCAACACTATTCCTACCCATCAGAATTGTTTAATCACTATCCTTAGAGCTACAGACTAGAACACGCATCTGTAGGTAACTATATATTCACACATAACGTAGTCAGTTAAGACTTAGGCTATTCAACTAGAGATTGCTTTCACAATCTCACGACTTTAGTCGTTGGGCAGTTGAAGCAGTTATTGGATTGGTATAGCCCCAAGTCCCGAAGGAATCTTGAGGACAAACTGGAATTATAAATTGGCTTCGGCTCTCTAAGAACACCGAAGCACTGGTCACTTACGCAAAAATATAATATTGTATTAATGATGCCTTATCGGCGGTTCTTATAAGAACATTGTTGTGACTTTGTACTGCTGAAATTATATAATCCAACAATATCTTTTGCCAGTTGCCCAACAAAAGTACATTCCATTCCCACCAAAACCATTATGCCAACAATGAGAAAAACCCTTGTTGGTGTGCGAGGACAGGAATCAACTCCCTCTCTATGGTTTTGACAAAATGAAAATTTTATATTAATATTATTAAATATCTTCTTGTTCTTCTGTTTGAATAGTAAGTTTTACATATTCTCCACTGAAATTCTTAATTAAATTATGCAACTTCTTTATACCTTCTTCTGGTACATCAATATCAATAGAATTATCTCCATTGATTGATATTGTACCTTCAGCAATAAGCTTATGTACAATTTTCTTTGTCTCCTTAATTGCTTCTTTAGCCATATTTACCTCCAAATTATTTTATAAATTTTCTGCCCATTCAGCCATCTTTGACCTATATATAATAGGTAATTCTACTTCTCCATAAAAACTTTGTCCTCTAAATACTTCAGAAACACGTCTCATTCCATTGTTACTTCCCTCAAATGCTTGTAAATCTACTTGTGCATTGTAATCTCCGTCAATAATTAATTGACAGTCGTCTCCGATTCTTTGAATCGCAATTTTCATTAATTCTATATCAAGATTTTGTGCTTCAGGTATATAAACAATAGCCTTCATATTAGTAGTGTCGTATCCACGAATATCACAAAAGGGCAATATATTAATTTTATTTTGATTAATCAATTGTTCCAGTTGAATTCTATCTCCAATTTTGCTAATTAACATATTACCCGTAGATGTTTCTAAAATTTCCTCCAAACGTGTACCTGGATAGAATCCCAGTTTAGAACTATTTCTAGCAGGTGTTGGATTAGCAAATATAATCAACTTATCATATGCTCCTTTTTCAATCATAGAAATAGCATATGATAACGACAGCAGGCTTTTGCCACTACCAGCCTTGCCTTTAACCATTGTCATTTTATTGTGAAACATACTATCAATAGCACAAACTTGATATTCGTCTTTTAAACTTAATTTACCAAGTAAATTAGAATTAACTCTTTTAGTAGCAATATGTCTAAATCCTTTATCTGTCCATACCCAAGAATCAACTATCTTGTTTTCTTCTTTGCTTTTTATGAGCAAATATTCATTCATATGTAAGTCCCATTTATTTGCTTTTACTTCGCTTTCATAAAAATTTGCTAACTCAGCTTCATCCATCTCTATTATTTTCCAACCAGTATAATTATCTTCTTTATCTTTGTTTTCAAATAAACTACATGGTAAATTTAATGTTTTAGCTTTTAAAAATAAATTATAATCATCTGTTAAAAATATACACTTATTATCTAAAGTATATGTTTCATAAGCAAAAGCAAGTATTATATTATCATTTTTATGCTCTAAAAATTTATTTGTACCACTATACGAACAATTAATTTTGACTTCCACATTATCAGCATTAATAATGTTTTTTATCGCTTGCCTTGCTTGATACCCAACTTTTTCATCATGTTTTAGTCCGTCTAATTCTTCAATAGTCACGATACTTATATAAATTTTTTTATAATTACTAAAATCAAAATTAGGAGAGAGAAGTACATTACTATCTACAAATACTTTCTCATATTGCATAAGCACGTTCCCTTCGTAAGTATTTGTTGAAAGCCAACATCAGCCAAGATATTTTTTGTACTCTGTTAATACTGAATCTTCTACATATCTATACCTTTTCGACTTGCTATAATTCTTGCTAAACTTGCTAAATTTGATATAATCAAGTTTCTGCAATTCCTTAAAAAGTTCTTTGCTTATTTTAACCAAATATATACTCCTTTCGCATGAAATGGGGTAGGGTAGAGGTACTATCATCACGACAGGACATACCTATACTTTGTTAGCTCCACATTTTAATTAGTTGTGTTTTAGCTAAATATTATATTAATATCCTTCCATTATATAAAAAATTCAATTTTTTCTTACAATCCACTATTCATGCGGGTTTCGAGGATTTTCTATTTTATAATCAAAAATTCTTTAATTTGTTTTTTATATTGTTTATATTGATTTAAAAAATTCAAATCACCGCAACTTTTACAATAATCTCCTTTTCCACTCCTATAATATTCAATACCACATATTTTACAAAATTTAGTTTTACCCCCTTTTAATTTGTGCCATAATAATCTCTGTCCATCATATGTTAAATTATATATATCCCATATATATAAAAATGGATTATCCCATTTTATCCTTTCATTATAATGAAAGTTTAATATAAA